TATGCCGTCCACCATTGGGCCAATCAGCGACGGCTCCGGAGGCGACCGCTGTGAGCCGGGCCGTCATCGAGTATTGGGAGACGCGCTACCTCGCCGGACGGCGCAGCTCCGGGGAAGGCTCGCGCGGCGCGGCGGCGCGTCATAAGGCGGCGTTCGTGAACGCGCTGACGGACCGCTACCGCGTCAACCGCATCATCGATTGGGGCTGCGGCGACGGCGAGATTGCCGCGCGGCTGAAGGTGCGGCGCTACGTGGGGCTGGACGTATCGGCGGCGGCGCTGGCTATCTGCCGGGAGCGCGTCCGCCTGCCGCGCCGGGCGTGGGTCTACTTCGACGGCATCCGCGCACCCGAGCTGCCTCCGGCCGGGCTGGCGCTCTCGCTGGACGTGCTCTTCCACCTGACCGAGGAACGGCTCTACCGGCGGCACCTCAAGCTGCTGTTCGGCTCCGCTCCGGTCGTCTGCATCCATTCCTCCAACCACGACGAGGCCGGGGAGGCGCACGTGCTCCACCGCGAGTTCCTGCCGGACGTTCCCCGGGGCTGGCGCTGCGTGCACGAGGGGCCGGACCGGGCCATCGGCTTCTGGGTGTTCGAACGGGAGGCGGCACGATGAGGCTGTCCGTGGCGATGATGGCGCACCCGGCGCGGGCGGCGAGCGTCGAGCGGATTCTCTCCGCGCTGGACCGTATCGACGTGCCCGTTGTGTGGGACCGGAAGAACGACCGCCACGACACCGGGCGGCGGGCGATGCTGGCCTACGACCCGGAAGCGGACTACCACGCTGTCATCCAAGACGACGTGCTGGTCTGCCGCGACCTCTGCGCGGGGCTGGAGCGGGCGCTGGACTATCTCCCCGCCGACGTGCCGCTGTGCGGCTACGCGGGCCGCGTGCTGCCGTACAGGAGGCTCATCGACAAGGCGCTGCGCAAGCACCGCCGGGCGCATATCTCGTGGCTGACTATGCATACCCTCAACTGGGGGCCGCTCGTCGTCGTGCCGACGGACGCCATCCCCGACATGATTGCCCACTACGACTCACTGGCGGGCGTGCCCAACTACGACCGGCGGCTCAGCCGGTACTGGAGCCTCGTCCGCCGCTCCCGCATCTGGTACACGTGGCCGTCGCTCGTGGACCACGCCGACGGACCGTCGCTCGTGGAGGGCCGGGGCGGGACCGACCGCACCCGTACCGCTGGCCGGCCACGAGTCGCGCACACCTTCCTGGGGGAGGACGCCTCGGCGCTGGACGTGGACTGGAGCGGCGAGGCCGTGAACCTGAGCGCACCCGGGACGCCACGGATGCGCGTTGACCATCCGCCTATCTTCCGGCGCGACCGCGTGCCGGTCGGGGCGAGGGACGGAGAGAGGTGAGCCGCGTGCCCTACTACCACCTGCCGCATACGGACGGACGGACCATCTGGCTGCGCCGCTCGCGGCGCTTGGAGCCGGTGCGCGACCGGCAGCGCGGCACGCCTGAGCCGCCACCCGTCGAGACGCCGGTCGAGACGCCTGTGGACTTCCCGGACGCACCCGGTGCGCCGGAGGGCTTGGAGGACGAGGACGCATGAGCACAACGCCATACGCGACCGCTCAGCAGTACGAGACGTGGAGCGGGCTGGCGGCACCGCCGCAGGCCGAGCGGCTGCTGGCCCGCGCGTCCGAGCTGCTGGACGCCACCGTGACGGCGCGATTCCTCACCGACGAGGAGACGGGGCTGCCGCTCAACCCGGCGACGGCGGCGGCGCTCCGGGACGCGGCCTGTGCCCAGCTCCGCTTTTGGGTCGAGACGGGCGAGGAGCACGATATCGACGGGCTGGCCGGCACCACCGTGAGCATCGGCGGCGTCTCCGGCAAGCGGCCTCCGGTGCTTGCTCCGCAGGCGCTGCGCATCCTCCGGAAAGCGATGCTGCTGTGATGCCTACGGCGCTACTCCGCCAGACGCTCGCCGTGGAGCCGTACAGCGGCGAGAGCGCGACCGGACCGGTCTACGAGGCTCCCGCTACCTATCCGGCTCGCGTCGAGCGCACGCGACGGCTGGTGCGCGTCACCGAGGACGCCGTGATTGCCTCTGAGGCCACGGTCTACCTGCGCCCGGACGCGGCCGTGAAGGTCGGGGACCGCGTGACGTGCGCCGGACGGACGTACAGCGTGGTCGCCGTGGACGTGCTGGACGGACTGCTGCGCCCGGAGGCGCTGCGCGTCTCGTTGGGACGGAGCGGGCGGTGAGCAAGCTGGCGAGCATCCGCATGGTACGCGACCACCGCGAGAAGGTACTCCGCCAGATACGCGAAGCCTGCGCCGAGGCGCTGAATGACGGCGCGGCGGAGCTGCTGCGCGTGGCGAACACGACCGTGCCCTACCGGGAGGGCATCCTCTCGGGCTCGGGCAACGTCGAGAAGGCCACGCCGTCCGACCTGGTGGCCAAGGTCGGATACGGCGGCGCGGCCTCCGCCTACGCGGCGCGGCAGCACGAGGAGACGGGCTGGCGGCACGCGCCGGGGCGGCGGTCGAAGTGGCTGGAGCTGGCCGCCAAAGAGGACGGGCCGCGCATCATGCGCGACGTGGCCGAGCGGGCGCGGGGGCGGCTGGGATGATTGCCCGGGCGCTGGCTAAGCATCTGGACGCCGTGGGGCTGGTCCGCTACGACGCCACGGGGGCAACGGGCGACGTGTTCCTAGAGCACCTGCCCGACACACCGGACGAGGCGCTAATGGTCCTCTCGACGGGCGGCAACCCGCTGGGACCGGCGGCTACCTACGGCTGGGACGAGCCCACCGTGCAGCTCATGGTGCGCGGTGCTCCGGACGACCCGGAGACGCCCGCCGCTGCCGCTCAGGAGCTGTACGACGCGCTCCAGGGACTCCGCTACGTGACGCTCGACCCGGGCGGCGCTGACGAGGTGCGGCTGTGTGTCTGTTCCTCGCTCCAGACCGGGCCGTTCAACCTCGGCAGAGACGAGCGGGACCGCTACCGCTTCACCCTCAACTTCGCCCTGCACGTCAGGCGTGAGACGGAACACCGCGACTGAAAGGACACTGACCGATGGCCACGACAAGTGACGACAAGGTGCTCAGCCGGGACTTCGAAATCTCGGTGAACACCGGCACGGACGAGTCCCCTGACTGGACCAAGATTGCCGGGCTGGACGAGGACGGTATCGCGTGGGCCGAGTCCGGCCGCGAGGTGGACTTCATGGACGCCGACGACGGCGGATTCGCCAAGCCGGTACCCATCGGGCGCGGCTACACCGTGACCTTGAAGGGCGCTCGCATCGAGGACGCCGACACCGGCGAGCGCGACCCCGGGCAGGCGGCCGTCGAGGCCGTCATGGATGCGATGGGGCCGGAGGCGCTGCTGGGCTACCAAATCGCGTCCCCGGCGGCGTCCGGGGCCGAGGTGCTGGAGTTCAAGGCGTGGGCGACCGTGACGCCGTTCGGCGGCTCGGACAAGGCCACGTGGGGCGCGGAGCTGAAGGTGTACGGCCAGCCGACGAGGGCGTGACCGTGGCCGCTCCGGAGCGTTATATCGACTTCGACGCGGCGCTGGCCGAAGCCGAGGAGCAGCCCGTCGTGGTCCGCTACCTGGGCCAGGACTGGACGCTGTACGCCTCGCTGCCGGCCAAGCCGGTCCTGCGCCTGCTCCAGATGGAGGCCGAGGGCGAGGGCGGACGCGAGCCGTCGCTCTCCGAGACGGTGGCCTGCCTCAGCGAGATGGTGCCCGCCGACGTACTGGAGGCGTGGCTGGACGGCGGCATGAGCGTGGACGCGATGACGCAACTCCTACAGGCCGTCATCGCCGCGTACAAGACGGGAGGCGAGGAGACGGGGGAAGCGGCTCGCCCCGGGAAGACGGGGCAGCCATCCTCCGCCACTGGCGGGCACTCGAAGCGGACTTCCGGCGCGAGTACCAAATCGACCTCCCGGAAGCGCTGAGGGACGGCATGAGCTGGCGGCGCTTCTCGACGTTCCTCTACGGGCTGTCCCCGGACTCCGTGTTCCGCATCCTCTCCGGAGGCGGCGGCAAGCCGCGCCCGCTCACCGCCAAGGACGCGCCCGCGTTCTTCGCGCGGTTCCCCAAGCGAGGTGAGAAGTAGTGGCGCTGACGGTAGCTGAGCTGGTCGCCACGCTGGGGCTGGACGACGGTCCGCTCAACCGCGACATGAACGGACTCGGCGGACGGTTCAAGGGCGCGGGCGGCAAGCTGATGGGCGTGGCTGCCGGTCTGGCGAAGACGGGCGGCGTGGCAATTGCGGCGGCGGTCGGCACGTCGCTGGCGCTGGGCTTCAAGCGGCTCGCCGCCATCGAGGATGCGGAGGCGTCGCTGAAAGGTCTGGGGCACAGCGCGGGCGAGGTCAAGGGCATCATGGACAACGCGTTGGCCTCGGTGAAGGGGACCGCCTACGGGCTGGACGAGGCGGCTACCATCGCGGGCAGCGCCGTAGCGGCCGGCATCAAGCCGGGCAAGGAGCTGGAGAGCACGCTCAAGCTGGTCGCTGACGCGGCCACCATCG